GTTTCTGCCCGCCAGCTCGAAATGCAACCTTCTACCAACATCATCGCCGCCAGCCGCTCCGACTGGACGGACGGCTCCGGCTATACCGCCCGCGACGTGCCCATTGGCACCCGCACAGTGACCACCGACCGGCCGCTTCACCAGCTCCTAAAGACCATCGACTGGAGCTGGATAGAGCGCCGCGAATCCCCGGAGACCACAGACAGGGAGTGGTCAGCCACGCTCTACGCCGCCGATGACACAGCCCTCGAGCACCCAATCGCCCGGCGCAGCGTCTGGGAGTCAGACCTTGCGTAGACCATCGACAGACGACCGGCCATGCAGGCCGGCCGCCTTTTTTTATTCGCTCCGCTGATCCGCAAAGTACTCGTTGTATACCTTGTACCTGTCGCGCAGATTGCCCATCATGCCCTGCTTGCCGCTGGCCAGCCAGTAGCTCAGGAACTGATTGTAAAACCCGCAGCTCTTGATCTCGGGGCAGTCGCCGCGATAGATGCAGCTCGGCACCAGCGCATCGGCAATCTCCGGCTCGATCTCGTGCAGCGCCGCCTTGAAATCCTCGGCATAGGCGCGTGTCTCCGGATGCGCCTGATGACAGAGCCGCTTTCGCCATGTGTCGATCAAGTGCTGCGCATTCGCCTCGCCGACAAAGTCCACCGGCGCGTCCTGAGGCAGCTTGTCGCGGTCAATGTTCGTTCTGTCGGAGCGCTGCGTACTGATGTAGCACTCCCACTTGTGCCGCGACCAGTGGGTCGCGATCCACGACTTGATGCCGCTCCAGCGCCACTTGACGCTGATGTTGCGGATAGGAGAGTGCTCTGCCAGCAGGATCGAGCGCTTAAACGCCTCGCTCGGTTCCTTGCCCAGCGCGCCCTTGCCCACAGTGGCGCGGCAGTCGTTCACAACGTCCTGCCAGTCGCCCTTGATCTTGATAATATCTGTTTTCATCTCCACGCCCTCCCGTCAAAATGGCATATCATCGTCCTGCACCTGCACAAAGCCCTGGCTCTCGGGCGCTGCTTCAGCGCCCGCCGCCCGCCTCGGAAGGAACTCGACCTCATCGGCCACGACCTCGGTCACATAGCGCTTCCCGCCGTCCTTGGCCACATACGATCTGGTCTGCAGCCGCCCGGCCACCGCGACCTTGTCGCCCTTGTGCAGGTACTTGCAGACCATCTCCGCCGTCGCCTGCCAGCAGACCACAGACACAAAGTCGCAGCCCGCGTCCTTCCCGCGCCGGTTGACCCCCAGCCTGACCTCTGTGTTGTACGTCCCGCCCGCCGTCTGCCGCAGCTCGGGATCAGCCGCCAGATTGCCGATCAGCATCACCTTGTTCATGTTCGTCCACGCCCTTTCTCGCGCCGCTTTATCTCGTCCTTCGCGCGCTTGCGCATCCGCTTTTTGCAGCTGGACATCGCGACCCCCTCGCGGATCAGCGCCTGCTTGCGCTTTTCGCGCTTCTCTTCCAGCTCATCGCGATATGCCGCGTATCGCATGCAGATCGCATGGCAGCTCGCCGCCCGGAGGACGCAACCCATGCACGGCGACATCGTGCTGCTTGCATTGGGCAGGATCATTCGGTTTCATCTTCTTCCTGCCACTTGTCAACCAGCGCTTTAAGCTCGGCCTTGCGCTCGTCTGTCAGCGTATTACCATCATAACCACCCAACATACTGTCGTACATCGCCAGCAGCTCAGCGTTGTCCGCCAGTTGTCTTTCGTGCATCGCGTGCAGGCTTTCAAGTTTAACGATCATCTCGATTGCCCTATCAAGACCATTTACCGCCGCAATCCATCCCCGCCGGGCGACCTTGAGCGACAAATCATTATTATCCATCAGCGCCGCCCGTATGTCCATCAACTGCCCAACAATTCGCCGTGTCGTATTGGTATCAATCTCAAACATTTTTTTCGTCACCGTCCATCTTCGCCCCGCAACGTGGGCAGCAGACCCAGTCAGACAGCCCCAGCTTCCCGCACTCGGAGCAGCACATTATGTAGGGGTTCGCGTCAGCGGGATCGCCCTTCTCCCAGTGCCCGCGCCGCACCGGCTCCGCAGCTGGCACGCGTTCAATTTCCCCGATCGCGTCCAGCAGATTAATCCATATGCCACTAACGCCGCCGCGCATGGTTCGTATACTGCGGCCGCCATTCAGCGTCTTAATCGCCGCCTCCCGGCTTATCAGATCACTCATCGTCAGTCCTCCTTCGGCTTGTACAAATCGGGTGCTGGCTCGCCAGCATTTCCCATGCATCGCCTGCACGGTTCTTCTGCAAAGTCCCTGTCCTCGTACCGGCATCCCTCGCACCCATCGTGTTCCTCTGCACACGATGCGCATACCACGACCAGCGCAGCGTCTTCAGCCGCTATGCTCGTAATCGTGCTGTTCAGCATCTCGTTATTCGCGCAGTATTCCAGCGCGTCCCCCGATGCCGTAATACGCCATTCGCATGCAATCAGATGGATTGTCTGTTCTTTGCCTGATAATTTAATCAGTTCCTTCAGTTTCACAGCTCGTCCCTCCTACATAATCCAAATTTCGCCCATCTTCGCCCCGCACAGCGGGCACACCTTACGTTCCCTGCTCTGTGCCACGACCAGCCCGCACGCCGTGCAGGCCAGCAGTCCGCACCTGACCGGCGTCCAGACCGCCGACCTGTCTCCGTAATGCCGCTCTTCGACCACCTCAAAGGCCTCGCTCTCAGCGCTGTTGCTCGGCATCCTCGCACCTCCTCGCCCAGTCATATCCCTCGACCTTCCACCTGCTCGGCATCTCGGCCAGCTTTATGTGCGCCTTGCCGCTCGGCCTCCAGCCATCGATCTCCATCGTGTCCGCCGTCTCAGGCGCGCATCGTGCGGCCAGCGCATAGTCCCACGCCCGGATCGGGATGCGCATCACGTCGCCGCAGCCGAAGCGCACCAGCACAAAGGCCAGACCGCCCAGCACCATCACCTCGTCAAGGTAAAGGCGCTGATGTTCCTGCAACCTGCTCAGTTCGATCTTGTCCTCGCGGCAGTCCTTCGCGTCGAAGGCCACCATCCTGCCGCCCTTCAGTACGCCAACATAGTCCACCGTACTCCGGCCTATGATCTTCGCCCACTGGCCGCCCTTCACGATCTGCGTCGGGCAGAAGTTCTTCTCGACCCTGCCGATGCCCAGCGCCCTGTAAATCTCGTGCATCTCGCCCAGCGCGTGCTCAAAGGCCATGCCCCTGTTCCTGTGCCCGTCCGCCGCGCCGGCCTTCGCATCGGGGAACAGGGCAGTCTGCTTAACCATCATCCTCGCCCTCCATAAAGTCGGTCAGTGCGCGCAGTTCCTCGGGCGTGTATGTGCGCTGATCGTACTGCATGCTCGTCGGCTGCGTCATCGGTCTGACGCTCGCGATCACGTTGCGCGTGTACCAGCCGCTGAACCAGCTCTTCCAGTCGCGTATGACGCTCCCGATCGAGTCCAGCCATCCCCTCGCCGCCTGCTGGCCGATAAAACTGCGCGCCGTCGCTTCGTCCACGCGCTCGTATCCCGCCTCTTTCCCGTACTCCACAATCTCCTCAACAGTCGGAATCTCTCTCTCTCCGTCTCCCTTCCCCTGAGAGGGGTTAGGGGAGAGAAAGTTATGGTTATAGTTATCGTTATGGTTATGGTTATCGTTATGGTTATAGTTACCATCCAATGCACTGCATTGCACTGCATTGCATCGCGCTAAAGTGCTTTCTTCTGCATTGCTTTGCTTTGCATCGCCGTTCCAACGCTTGCGCGCGGCCTCCTTGCGGCGTTCGACGCGCTTGTTGTACTCGTCAATGTCGTGCGCGAGCTTGTCGGCCATCAGGTCATAGATCACGGCCATGTATCCTTCAGGCTCGACCCGCTCGCCGGTCATAGAGTAGTGCATCAGCGCGTCGATCACCACGCGGAAGTCGTGATCGCTCAAGCGGCTGAGTGCCGCGTACTGTTCGTGATATAGCAACATTCCCGGTCTGTCAGCCACTTGTACTCACTCCATCCTCACGCCTGCGCCTCACTGGTCTCCAGCAGCGGCGTCACCTCGCCCATGAGCGCCTTGATTTCGTCGTCGTTCACGCGCCCCGTGCAGTTAAACATGATTTGGCTGTAATCAACGCCGTTTGCGTTCGTGGCCTTCATGAGCCCAAATCGCGTCGTCACCTGATAGGGCTGCAAGCCGCGCGGAGTCAGCACGCCCGCCACATAGCGCACATAGTTGGGCACGGACATCGTCGGCACCTTCAGCGCCACCGGCAGCGGCTCGCCCTCGAGCAGTACCATCAGCTGCACATTGTTCCGGCAGGCCTTGCCGCGCCCGCCATCCCGGCTGCCCATGCGGTTGCGCGGGCAAGTCTTGCAGACGTGCTCCAGCCCGTCGCGATCCCAGCCGCTTATGCCGTCCGTGCTCATGCAGTTTGGCGTTTTTTCGCCGCCTTCGCCAAATCCATGCTCCCAGTAGGCGTTTACAAAGTTGGCTGACAGGATCACGCCCTCAAACGCGTTGACCGGCGGCATATCGCCCGCCTCGTCGTCACTGAACATAAAGTAACGTCCTCCGGCAGAGGGCACGGTCACGCGCGTCATCGGCAGCTCACTCACACCGTGCAGCGCCTCCACCGTCCTGCGCATGATCTCCACAGTCTCCGCCAGCTTAAACTTGCTCTCGCTGATCTCACCCATAGCATTCGTCAAACGTCCCATCTCTTACTCCTCCTCCGTTTTCAGCGCAAATCTGCGCGTGTGCGTCGTTTCCTTCAGCTCGTCCATATCAACGTCCGGGAATTTCTCCCGGATCTTGCGCTCGCTCAGGCGCTTCACGTCCACGCCCTTCCACGTCGCCGTCGCGCCCGTCCCGCGCAGTGCCTCCGCCTCCTGCATCCGCGCCTTGACCATGTTCTCAGTCTCGGCGATCTGTGCGTCTATCGCCCTGCGATCGCGTCTGAGGCCTTGCAGGCGGCCTAGGAGCGCGTCTGCGGCCTCGTCCGCATCAATGGCCGTCTCAGGCGCAGAAGCCGCCCAGACGGCTCCCAGCGCCCTTGTCGTCGATTCCAGCCCGTCGGGCAGCGGCTGCCGCTCAGGCAGAACGTACTCGTGCCAAAAGCTGTCCTCCGCCTTTATCAGCGCGCCCATGTCGTCCTCGACCTCCGCGCGGTTGATCTCGAAGACCAGCAGATCCGTCCCGTACACCAGCACCGCCAGATACCACCGGCTCCAGCCGGTCACGGCCAGATAGTGCAGGCACTGGCAGTAGTACTCCAGCGGAAAGTCGCCGTTCTTGTAGCGCTTCATGTGGATGTCGCGGCTGGTCTTGCACTCCAGCCCGGCGCGCTCGCCGATGATGCGCCGGTCGATGTTGGCCACCATCCACGGCCATGTGTCGCTGCGCAGCATCCCATACTCGCGCCGCACGCGCAGCCCGGTCTTCTCGGCAAAGCGCCGCGCCACATAGTCTTCAAAGTCGCGCCCCTGACGGAGCGCCTCGTTGTCCTCGACCGGCTCGGTCTTGCCCAGCTTGTCCGCCCACACGCCATAAGCGCCCCTGTACGGGTTCACGCCCATGATCGCGCCCGCGTCGCTCCCGCCGATGCCGCTCCTGCGGTTCTCCAGCCACTGATCGTGCGTCAGCTCGCGCACGTCGGCGTATACCGTATAGCTCATTACAGCGCCTCCTTCTCGTACTCGCGGTTCATGGCCTTTTCGTTCTCTTCCTCGATGCGCATGATCCGCACATCAACGTCGACGATCATGTGCGACAGAGCCGCCATATCAACCACGTCAAGGCGATACCGGCGCGCCAGCAGGAATATGTCGCTCAGCGTGTCGGCCAGCTCGCATAACTCGTCGTAATCCATGTTGACAATATCCACCATCTGATGTATAATCCTCCTTGCTACATTGCTCCTGTTGGGGAGCGCCCTTGCCATTGTTGCAGCAGTGGCAAGGGCATTTTTTATTCCAGCGTGTCGATCATCTCACCGTCGACAAATCGATACACCGGCAGCCCGCGATGCTCCGCATAGTGCTTTTCGAGCTGCGCTCCGGCGCTGTGTTCCCAGCCTTCGAGCAGGCAGATCATGTCGGCCGCGTTGATCATCTGCAGGCAGATCGGCATATAGTCGTCAGGCCGCAGCCCAATCGGCAGCTTCGCCGGATTGATCACGACGTACCGATCTCGGAGCGCCGTCTCCGCCGCGTGAAAGGCCGGTCGGTTAAACTGCTCGATGTTGGCCATCGGGCCCGCCAGATACACGATGTTTCCGCGTCGCCTCATCGTCCAAGCTCCTTTTTCTGTGTCCGGCGCACAGTCACAAAAACGCTGCCATCGGTGACTACCGTCGGCGTGATGGTCAGCTTGTCCCCGCAGGGCAATACCATCGTCACCTTGCCGCACAGCTCGTGATAGGTCGCCCGCACAAGCGTGAGTACCAGATCGACCGTGCGCTCGTCCGTCTCCTCAAAGCCCAGCGCCACAGCGTTCTCACCCAGCACATCCTCAACCTGCCCGTCCAACGCGTTGAACGCGCGCATGCTCTGCGCCTCAGGGCACTTGCAGCGCTCCGTGATCCATGTGTCCGCAGCCTCGCCGGTCAGGTTGTCGCTGCACTTCAGCACTTGTGTCTGCCTGCAAAACTTGCAGGCTCCCTCGACCATGTAGTCAGCCATTGTCAAGCTCCTCCTCGCTTATTTTCCCGCCCCACTGTTCAGCCATTGCCTGCGCGATGCCTGGATAAGTTTTGCTTCTTTCGCACGCATGGCCACTGCCCAGCCACAATATCCTGTTTCGCTCTCTCTTGGATAGCGTCATCATGTACTCGCGTACGTTTTGGGTCTCTCGCAGTGGTGGTAGTCCTCGCAGCCATAAACATGTGCTTTTTTCTTCCGCGTGCCCAAATTGCCATGGATGGATTATCTGGTCGGGTTTTCGCCACGCTGAGCTCATGATGCACACCGGGTTTTCCACTGCAACGCGTGGGATATTTGCCAATGCCATCTGCATAAAAAATACGATGCTCCGTTGCTGACGACCATCTTTTTGCTTTTCCTCAAACCATCTTGCGCCCGAAACCGCCAAATCCGTACATGGCGGATGAGCGATCAGCATGTCCCACTGCCCCACATTATGGACATGCCCGTCCATGGTGGCCACCTTCCCACCCTCGACGGCCTTTAGGGCATCGCCAAGGATATGCCACTCCGGGTGTCCTCCAGACGGCTCTTTGATATCGCATGAATACGCTTCGTGCTCCAGGGCGCGGAACGCCATTGTCACGGCCTGCGATTCTTCGCAGGCGACGAGTACTCTCATTGTCACTCAGCCCCCCACGCACATAATCGCCAGCGCCACCATCAGCGCCGCGCATCCCGCCCCGGCCATAAACAGCGCCACGCCGCGAACCGCAATCATCCAGCGCATATCCTGCTGCTTCTCGGCCTCAATCTCGCGCCTGTACCGTGCCATGCGCGCCGCGCGCTCGCGCTTCCTGCGCGCCTCGTGCGCCTCGATCTCGGCTTTCAACCGCGCGTTTTCCTCGCGCCTGCGCCTGATCTCGCCCATCATAGCGCACTCGCGGATGATCCTGTCCTCCGCCGTCTCCTGCGGCCTCGTCGTCAATGCCGTCTCCATGCTTACCACCTTCCCATTCCATCATAACCTGCACTATCGTCGCTCATATAGTGCAGGCTCCCCGTCCGGAACGCGATCCCGCCGTACTCCTCGACAGCCGTCCCGCGCCTGCCGTACATCCCGCCGTTCCTTCCCCGGCTGCACAGCGTCCCGGCAGCGATCTTGCGATACACGCCCAGCACGTCGCCGGTCAGACCCGGCCAGTCGGCCATGATCTGCGCGTCGGATTCGCCGTCGCGCACGGCCTCGAGGATTCGGTCAAACCGATGCGCCCCGACGCAGGTCGCCTCGTCCTTGGGCGGAGCAGGGTACTTCCTGCGCAGCTCGTTCGCATCTGCGCCCAGCGCGGCGGCCAGCGCGTCAATGTGCGCCATGATGTACTTGTATGCGTCGCGCTTGAGCGCGTTGCGCATCGTGTGCTGGTTAAGTCCGCACATATCCGCAAGCTCCCTGTAGCTCAGTCCCTTCTCATAGCGCAGCCGCTCCAGCTCATAGGCCAGCCTCATCGCGCTCCGCCTCCATCCGCTTCAGCCGCGCCTCGTGCAATCCGATCATCCTCTGGCACAGCTTCTCAATCTCGCTCCCCGGCGCGGCGTTCGCAAGGTTCTCGCGCCAGTACTCAAGCCTATTCTTTTCGGTCTTGTAAAGCAGCTCTCTGTCAATCATCGTGCCTTTTCCTCCCACAGTCGCAGCGCCCAGTACGCCGCGACGATCCCCCAGTAAAACGCAACGTTCCAGGCATCCATCAGCACGACAGACGCAACGGCCAGCGAAGCCGACGCGCCCAACGCCGCACCAATCAGGCAATGCTTCATTTTTTATCCTCCTCACCATTCATATTGCTCTGCTTCGCTTCGCGTTATAAAAAAATGTATTCCTGTGGAGCACTCGTTCCATCTGTTGTCGTCAAAATAGTCTACGCGTACAACCTCGCCGACGCGGTAAACAAAATTAGGGTCTCTGTCACTGGCGATCTCTTTCACATTTTCGCATCCGTTAACCGCTGTGATCGATATCACCTTTGCCGCGCTGCACCTACATTTACGGCTCGTCGCGCTTGATCGTTTTGCGTCCGCAAGGATTTCCAGTTTAACAATGTGACCATGCGCCTTTTTGTAGCCGATAAAACTGCCATCCTCTGGGCATTGCAGCGCGTAAAACGCAGTGCCTTCATTATGAACAAGTTCGCTCAGGTCGGCACCGCGCAGGTCGGCACGGCACAGGTCGGCACCGCGCAGGTCGGCACGGCTCAGGTCGGCACGGCTCAGGTCGGCACCGCTCAGGTCGGCACCGCGCAGGGTGGCACGGCTCAGGTCGACATCGCGCAGGTTGGCACCGCTCAGGTCGGCACATTCACCACCGTCGCCATTCAGCCACCTTTCGTGTGCTTTAATGATTTCTCGCAGTTCCCCTTTTGTCATCGTTTTGTTCCCCTCCTGTTTCATTTTTTTCATTCCGCCCGCCGGAGTTGCACCGGCATTGTCTCTTGGCGGCATACAGGTCGGCTTTGACGCGGATTGCGAATGTGTCCTGTTTCAGCCCGTATTGCTGCTCATTCGCGCTGTCCGCGCAGCCGACCGGCCACGTCCAGGGTGTAGTAAGACGTGCGCCCAGGGCTTATAGCCCCTGGAAAGGAGGTTGGGTGTGGCCGGAATTGCACCGCCCGCGCCGTGTCAACGCCGCATCTCGCGCCACCCATGCCGCCCCGCCCGTGCGGGGCATTGTGGTCATACGCTGAAGCGGCTTCGTACGCAGCTGCTCTGCTTCGCCGCCCGCGCCCTGTGATCGGCTTGCGCCGGCGCTTCGATGTACTCGGCCATCGAGCGCACATCCACCATCGTCCCGGCGCACGCCCACCCGATCCGCCCGTCGTCAAGCATCCGCTGCACCGTCTGGCGCGACCGCCCCATGATCCTCGCCGCCGCCGCAACCGTCACGCACTCGCCGTATCGCATCAGCATATCGTCCATGCGCGTCATCGTCTGTCACCTCCAAATATAGTTAAGCTCTTTACATGTCCATGCGGACATGCTATACTCATCCTGAAAGGATGTGTCCATATGCGCCGTTTTTGCGTGTTTCTTGTCGTACTTGTCGCAATCATGTCCTGCTGTGCCTATGCTCATCCCGGGCGCACCGACTCTCAGGGCGGTCACACCAATCACGAGACCGGAGAGTACCACTTCCACCATGGCTATCCAGCCCACCAGCACCCCAACGGCGAGTGCCCGTATGAAACACCTACGCCCAAGCCCAAACCAACACCGACACGCAAGCCCACGTCAACGCCAAGGCCGAAGCCAACAATCGAACCGACCGCAAAGCCGACACCGTACAAGTACGATCCGTCGCCACGGAACTATCCAACGAATACGCCGCTGCCAACTGCAACCATCCAGCCCGCAATGTCAGAAGGCGAAAATACGCTGATCGTCTTCTTTTTCATCGCCGCCGTCATCGTCCTGCTGATAGCGTGTATCGTGCTCCGCGTGATGTAGTTACTCGCCAAACAGATCATTCGGCGTTACGCCGAGGGCATCGGCAATGGCCACAAGATCATACGCGGCGATAATCTGACGCCCGTTGAGCATATTGCTAAATGCAACAGGCGTTATCCCCGCCCAACTTGCCACAGCGCTGTATTTGAACCCCTTTTCCGCAACGATGCGCTTGATGTTTTCCGGTACGGTTGCGTTCCGTTCTTTGACCGACATTTTTATCACCACCGTTCTGTCTAAATTTCTTTGACCATGGTCGTATTATATCGCAGATATTGCGACTTGTCAATAGAAAGATCTAATTTTCTTTGATTTTTTTTCTTGACTATGTGCGAGAATTGGACTATAATATAGGTAAAAGGAGGTGGATTGAATGCTGGGTGACCGACTGAAGGAAATGCGCATAAAGCGCGGATTGACACAGCCAGATCTTTCGCGCGCTACTGGAATAAGCAAGGCCACAATTTCGAATTACGAACTGGGCAGAAGCACTCCGGATATGCGCTCGCTCGCGCTGCTGATGGATGCGCTCGATGTGGATGCGAACTATATAATGCAGGATGAAATCGCAGAGTATACAAAAATAAAAACCGGAATGACGTCCGACGAAGCGCTTCTCCTGCGAACCTATAGATCGCTTGATTATTTCGGAAAGCGCCTTGTAAATCTTGTCGCCAACGAGGAAGCCATGCGCGTAAACTCCGATCCGATCGCAGGAAAAGAAGCGGACTACGAGGACGTCCGTGAGAAAGCCCTCGCAGCCCAGAGGAAGCGTATCAGCGAATCCGATCCGGCAAAAGCCGAATGATCTTCGCCGTCTCCGACGCGCCCCTGTTTTCGATGATGGTCTTTGTCGCAACATCGTAAAACGCGCGCACGTCGGAGTGTTCCGGCTCGTTGATTGTCATTCTGTACTGGATGTGTTTCATGGTATGTGCCTCCTTCTTTTTTATGACCCGACCATAGCACGCGACGCAGGAAATAATCAATATTCAAATTTGCTACCTGCTGTCACGCAGGTGGCATTTTTGATCATTGACATTCAAATCTGCGATTTCGTCACTGTCATATATGACAGGCAGACATTCAAATATGCGATTTTGGAGGGAAATTGCATGAAAAACTATCTCAATCGGCTCAAAAGTGAGAAAAGCATGACAAACCAGCAAATCGCAAATTTGAGCGGCGTGTCTTTGTCCACCGTCAACCGAATCATGGCCGGAAGCGCGAAAAATCCCAGCCATGAAGCCGTCGTGTCGATTTGCAGCGCGCTCGGCGGCGATCCGGCGGACATTCCCGCCGCCCATGAAACGCATCCGGACGAGCGCAGTGAAACCTTTGTCCGCGTCCTCGAAGGCTACGAGCAGCAGTTTGACCGCGAGCGCGAAGCCTACGACGCGCAGCTCCGCATCAAGGATCGCTGGATCAGAGCGCTGGCCGTCGCGCTCGGCGTGATCGTCGCGACCATGCTCGCGCTTCTGGTGGTCGATATGCTCAACCCACACATCGGCTGGTTAAAGCGCTGAAAGGAGAGACCGATGCCCAAAAAGCAAAAAAGCGGCCTGTACCGCACCAAAGTCAAGGTGGGTACAGACCAGACCGGCAAGCCCATCGTCAAGTGGGTCTCCGGCAAGACGCAAAAGGAGCTGGAGGACGCAAAGCGCGAAGTCATCGCCCATTACGTCGAAGGCCGCGCCGCCATGTCGGATCGCCTGCTCGGCGACTATGCCGTGCAGTGGTTTAACGTCGTCAAAGCGCCCGGCCTGTCGCCGTCGTCGCTGGAGTCATATCGTACCGCGTTGAATAAGGACATACTTCCGCAGCTCGGCGAACGTAACCTGCGCGCCATCACGGCCACAGAGCTTCAGGCGCTCGTCAACGATTACGCCGGCATGAGCGCCACAAAGATCACCGTCGTCTGCGCCGCGCTCTCCGGCCTGTTCGACGCGGCCTGCGCGGACGGACTGATCGCAAGCAATCCGATGGATCATGTCCGCAAGCCCAAGGCCACGCCCGCCGCTGAAAAGACGATCCTCTCAGCCGATCAGCGCCGCGCCGTCGAGCAGGTCTGCGCGTCAGATCCCCGCGCGGTCTATCTGGCGCTCATGTACTATCTCGGCCTGCGCCCCGGCGAAGCGCGCGGCCTTATGTGGGGCGACATCGACTTCGACGCGCGCACGCTCCACATCCAGCGCGACATTGACTATAAGGCAGGCGGTAGGGCAGGGCAGCTCAAAACGCCCAAGTCAAATCGCGTCATTCCGCTCCCTGACGCGCTGTGCGCCATTCTGAGCGGTTTTCGCGGCCTGCCTGCTACATTCGTCGTCCAAGGCGCAAAGGGCGGCGCGCTGTCAAAGGCAAGCGCTGAGAGGCTCTGGTGCGAGCTGATGATCGCCTGCGGCCTCGTCGTGCCCGCTGAATTGAGCAATTATCGCAGCGGCGATCCGCGCGCCCACTGGACGCCGATCATCACGCCGCACGCGCTGAGGCACAATTTCGCGTCAATGTGCTGGGAGAACGGCCTCGACGCATACACAGCCATGCGCCTGCTCGGCCACTCGTCCATCAAGACAACAATGGACATCTACACGCACCTGAGCGACGCGCAGCTCCATCAAATCGGCTCAAAAGTCGACGCGATGTTTTCAAAACAAAGTTGCACAAAAGTTGCACAAGCGCCGTCCTCAGACGCTGGTGCAAAAAAATAAATCCCCTGAAATCTCAATGATTTCAAGGGATTTGCCTTACTGCGCCTTCAGGGACTCGAACCCTGGACACCCTGATTAAGAGTCAGGAAAAACAATACACCGCCGCCACGAATAGTCAATATTTGCAACAGTTTTGCATCCATGGTATACCATAATTCGTCAAAACAAAGTTGCACAAAAGTTGCACAGCGGTTTAATAAACAAGACTCAAAAGTCTAGTAATATTAAACCGCTGCCTTTATTACTTGTATCCCTCGATCATCGCGCGCACTTCCGCGCTCTTGGCGATCAAATCCTCGTGGATCGCCTTCCAGACCGAGATCATGCCCTCGGCATATTCGGCCTTGCGCTTGTAGTCATCGCTCGCCTTGTACTTCTCGATCATCTGCGTGATCGTCTGGTGTCCGTCGCGGTTAAAATCCAGATGCGCCACGGCCATCTCCCTATACCACGCCGCCGCTTCCGGATGTTCCTTGCGCAGCTCATAGGCCGTTCGGATTTTATCCCGCGCCTCGTCTATGTTCCCGGCGATGTCATTCGCCATCTGCTTAATCAGTTTCATTGTGCCCTCCTCGCGATGCACTCGCGCAGTTCGCGCAGATCGGCCTCGTCAAACGCAAACGACCCCATCAGCGGTATGTCGACTTGAAGCCGCTGCTGCGCCTGCATCTGCGCAATCGCCGCATTGTACAGCGCGTCGATGTCAACGCGCCCGTTTTCGTCGATCAGCCCCATGGCCTTGACGATCTGATTTTTCCCAGCCTCGGCAATCAGCGCGTCCAGCCTGCCAGCACCCAGCCCATAGGCCATGCCCAGCACAAACTGGCGCTTGCTGTCCAGCCTCGGCATCATCTTGGCTTGCAGATAGTCGCCCAGCCCGGCCTTGATCTGCTCCACGGTTACCATGTCAGCATACCTCCAAATTCAGCGGCGGAGCGTCACGCGCCCCGCCGCCGTTTGCGCTTAGCCGTTGTTGCAGCAGCCGCACTTGGGGATCGGGTTGTACGTGGTCTGCGCAGTCGTCGCGGTGCCGGTCGTAACGTCAGCGACCTGCTTCGGGTAAAACGTCGCGTTGGTGTAGGTGACAATCGCGTTGTCGCCGCAGCACCGGCGCTCGGCCTCGAGCTTGATGTCGCTCTTCAGCTCGGCCTTCGTCGCCGCAAGATCGGACGCGGCCAGCGCGAACGAGTCGGCCGTGCGCTGATTGATGACGGCCTGAGCGCTGATCTGCGACTCAACCTCGCGCAGCCTGCCGTCGATGTACTTGTACGTCTCCAGCGCCTTCTGGTCGGTGTAGGTGTTCGCGTCGCGCAGCTTGACCTCAGTCTCCAGCTCGGCGATACGCGCCGCCTGCTTTGCCTCGTAGCGGTTCACCCAATGATTCTCCGAGCAGCAGCCTTCCGCAGCCGCCGTGCGCGGATTCAGCATGCCGTTCGCGCCCAGCAGGCTGCCGCCAGCGACAGCCAGCCCGCCCAGCGCAGTTCCGATGATACCCAGGGCAGTCGTGCCCTTCCCAGCCGTGTATTCCATGATATTCACCTCGATCTTTTAATGTGGTGGCCACCATGGATATAATCGCACGACTTCGGATTCGCCGCGTGGAAGTATGCGGCCTTTGTGGGAAATAAAAAAAGCAGCCGTTGCATTTTCCGCAACAGCCGCGCTGTCATCATGCCTTCATTCCTTGTTTCCGATTCTCTTTATATTGTTTAGCGTGTATGCGTATTGCTTCTTTGCTGCACGCGTCGCTGCAATATCGTCTGTGCTGTTCTGATACTTCAAACTCCTTATTGCAGATCGGGCACGTCCTGATTATCGCTTTTCTCGCTTGCTTTTTTGCTTCGTTCCATGCTTTATTAATCGCTTTTCGGCCTTCCTTTCTGCACGCATCGCTGCAATACCGTTCATTCGGATTCGATATCACAAACTCCTTGCCGCAAATCGCGCACTCCCTGAATATTACTTCTTTCTTTTCTTTTCTCGATCTTTTCCCGTTATCGCAGTACGTTCTATTCCACCGTTTCAGCGCTTCGTCTGAGCATTTTTTTGAACAGTACTCCTGATTTCCATGCGGCACAAATACCAGGCCGCATATGTCGCACGATTTAATGTCAAACACCTTTATTCGCCGCGCCTCTGCCTTCTCTTCGCGGTGCGTTTCGTCTTTGTAATATTCGGCCACGCGCTCCCGTGCTTTCGACCGTATATTCTCCGCAACGGCAATGGGTGCGCATTTCTTGCAATACCGCTGCAGGCCACTCATTACAATATACGGCTTCCCGCACATTTCACAAATATCAGTGCTTCCAATTTTCCGCGTTTTCCCCAGCTTCCTCCTCCTTTCCGACTCCTGATGCAAACGGCGCTTATGCTCTTCTCTGCACTCGCGGCATCGTTTTTGCCTTATGTGCCCATAGTACGGTTTTCCGCAGTCTATGCATATCTGCTCCCTATATAATCCCTGCTTGCCCCTGACAGGCTTATAATTTTCAAGCGCCCAAATCGACGCTGCTTTCATCCGGCATTCCTCGCTGCAATAGCGCTTCTGCCGCCCCGTCAGCGGCTTCCCGCACACCTTGCATATGCGCTCGTTCGATACACTTTCCATTGCTGCCTTTTGGGGTTTAATCGCCGTCTGCTTCGTCTTTTCAGCGTGCCGTCTGCTTGCGCAATGCACCGAGCAAACCGTGCGCTGCCGTCCTGTCAGCGCCTTCCCGCACACCTTGCAATATAGCCCGTTCAGCTTGCTTTTCTCGGCGGCTCTTTCCTGATTTATTACGGCTTTCCTGCACTCATCGCTGCAAAATTTCGAGCCGCCTCTCCCTGTAAATTCCTTGCCGCAATGTGCGCATTTTTTAATTTTATCTTTTGCACTCTGGCGTTTCTTGCGTCCTTGCTTCTCCCTCTGCGTCTCCGCGTATTTTTTGCGACGCTGCGCATCTATTGCGCGTCCTTCCGGCGTTGCCAGCAGTCTCTCCCTGTACCGCTTTGCGCCCAATACAACCGCTTTGCTTCTGCATTTGTCGCTGCAATACTTCGTCCAATGACTTCTCGTCTCAAATTCATTCCCGCATATCGCACATGTCTTTGTCATTGGTTCTTGAGGTGTCTTTTCTTGCCTCTCCCGGCCTTCCAGCGTTTCCCTCATCGCCGCGCGCTTTTCGCGCCTGTACTTAACCCATGCCGCTGCACGGCATTCTTTGCTGCAATACTTCGCCTGCGCGCTGTTCCCCTCGAATTTCTTTCCGCACACAGCGCATATTATAACCGGCTTCTCCGCTCGCTTGCTTTGCGCGTTTCTCGTTCTGTTTCTGTTCCACTCTTTAGCGCATTCTTCGCCGCAAAATTTCCTGTTTTTCTTGTCTGTCAAAAAAGTATGGCCGCAAGTTGGGCATACTTTTGTATACTTCGCGTCAGGCTGTTCGCCGCGCGCCCTGTTATGTTCCGCTTTCTTTTTGCATCGTTTACTGCAATAGCGCTCCTGTTTCCCTGTCAGCGCCTTCCCGCAAACCACGCATACGCGGCCATTCTCAGTCACTTCAACTCAGCCTCCCATCCTGCAATCAACCCGGCTTTTGCGCCCGCCTAGCAAAAGAACCCCGTCCTTTCGGAACGAGGTTCTTTCCGGCTTCATCGCTTAGGATGCGGCACAAATCAGCCTGACAAAGAATAACTGTATGTGTTTATTCAAATCCACATCTGCGAGGGGCAAGCCACGCAGATGACAGCCGCACCATGTCCATACTATACCATACTTGCCGCGCGTTGTCAAGCACTTTATTTCGCAGCGATCATCTCTCCGCTGATCCACGGCCACACGCGCATCATCCTCGGCACAATCGCCGTCCTCAGGCGCTCGGACACGGCGCTGCGATCCATCCCGACCGCCGCCCCAATGTCGGCATAGTCCATCGCCCAGATCATGCGCGACGCGGCGATCTGCACGTCTTTTGGGCTTAGTCGCGCCTCTAGGATCAGCCGCGCCATCATATAGGCGGGCACGCCGTCCAGCGCCGGAAACTCCCGATACACATTCGCCATCGCGCCCGCCCCCCATTACTTGCCGGTCTTGTCCTTGTTGTATGCCGCCGTGCTGATGCCCAGCAGCACGCCCAGAAACGTATCAATCGCCGTGATCGTGCCCACAATCTGCTCGCCCAGCGGAAAGTTCCAGATGCCCGCCAGCGCAAAGTACAGCGTGCCCAGCGCCGGAAGGACAATCGTCGCGATCCACTTCAGCACGTCATAGGTCTTGTTGTCCAGCTTCATCAATTTTCGCCCCTTTCGATCGTGTCGATGCGCTTATGCGCGATCTTGATGCTTTCCTCGCATTTCGCGATGCGCCCGGCGTGATCCGCGATCTGGTTGCCGTGCGTCCGCACCTCGACGCGCATATCCTGCACGCCGGTGTTGACGTTGTCCAGCTTGCATTCAATCCGCGCAAGCCGCGTCGCGTCGTCCTTCGTGCTCGTGTCCCCGGCACGCCGGTTGTTGATCACGCCAAACACAATGGCGCACACAGCGCCCGCCAGCCCCACGCAGGCTATCAGCAGTTCCCATGTCATTTGTCCACCGCCTTCCCGCCGATCCACGCGCTTTCCCCGGCATACTTGACGTTCAGCCAGCTGTCCGGCGTCCAGCCGTACTCGCCGCGCTCCAGCACTTCGCCGCCATGCACATAGCCCAGCACAGCGCCGGTATACCTTGGCTCCATCCTGACGTGCCATGTGCCCGGCGCGATGGTCACGGTCTCGGGCTTCTCGCCGTCCTCCTCAGCCTCGCCGCTCTCCGGCAGGCGCTTGTCCAGCATGGCATAGGTGTTCTTCCCGGCGATGCCGTCCACCGTCAGGCCATTGTCGCGCTGAAACGCCTTCAAGGCGCTCTCTGTTGCCCGGCCAAATTCTCCGTCCGCGCCGTACTTGCCGCACGAGTAGCCCAGTGTGATCAGATCGGCCTGCAATGCGCGCACGTCTGCGCCGGTCAGGCCGCGCCGCAGGTTGCGCCCGCCGTACTCCTTGGTCGTCTCAGGCTGCTCGGCGTAGTCAAAGTATTTCGTCATCCAGCCCCAGCAGTTCCACTTGCCGCTGTTCAGCTTCGTCTCGACCACGCCGTAATACACGCCCTTGGCCTCGACCACAATCCAGTCGCCCGCGCGGTTGTTCGCGTCCACCGGCCGCACAAGAAAGCCCACGTGCTCGATGTACTTCGCGCCGCGCCGGAAGACAGCCGCGCCCTCTGTTTTGCGCGCGTCCGGAATCTTGCCATCGCCCTTGATGCCGCACCAGTCGGCAAAGTTGTTCCGCGCGCGCACATTGACCCAGCCCATCCCGGCGTTTTCGGTCACATAGCAGTCTGCCAGCCCCTGACAGTCAAACACGCGCGGCGCGTGCTCCCGCCAGTAGTTGGCCTTTTCCAGCGCTCTGCCGCTGTACTGGCCGGAAAAATACCACTCGGACAGTGTCTTCGGATCCTGTCCCACGGCGCACATAATGTAGCCGCACTTGTCGCTGGCCTGCTTTTCAAGCCACGCTGAAAATGATTTCGGATTGAGTTTCATCATTCTCATCCCTCCCTCACTGCCATTATAGAGTGACGGCAGGTGTGTCGGTCACACCCGCCGCCATTGTCGTCACTTTTCCTCTTCCTTTGCCGCGTCGTTCCAGGTGTCTATCAGGCTCTCGCTGAGCCCCAGCTCGATCAGCCGCTTCGCCATGGCTTCGGCCTTCTTCTTGTCGCTGCGCGCCAGCTCGATGTACTCGTCCCTGTACGATTTGAGCGCGTTCACCGAGGAATCCTCGGGGTTTTTCGCATCGCTGAAGCGCACCTTGTAGTCGAGTATATCCTGCGCCTGCTCCTTCGTGCCCTGCCCGTCCAGCAGATAGGCTTTCAGGCCGTCGTTCGTGTACACCCAGCCGTCGATGGCCTTTTCGCTCAGCCCGGCCGCCAGCAGGCGGTTCTTGAGCTTCTGCACGCCGCCGGCATCGCCGGAATTGAACAGTTTGATGTACTCGTCCCTGAATTCAGACGCTATGGCGTTTCTCACAGACTGCTCCGGATTGTCCGCGCTGCTTACGGAGATTCTGTAGTCAACCACGTCCTTGATGTCGCCGTCGGTGCCCTTGCGGATGTAGCTCATCATGTCGTCTTTGGTGTACATCTCGCCGGAAAGCTGCTCGTCCAGATCCTTCTCAGCCACCCAGCCGGCAATGTCGTCATCGTCATAGCCCAGCGACTTCGCCTGATCCGCGTACAGCTTCATCTGCTTTTCGTCCTTGACGAGATAGGCCGCCTTATAGTTGTCCCTGACGGTTCTGCCCACAAGGCGCGCGTAGTTGTTCACAGCGCCCACAACCTGCTCCATGGTAAAGCCGTCCGCCGCGATCTCCTTCTGGAGTGCAACGAGTTCCTTTGTGTTGCCGCCCTGCTGCTTCATCTCGAAGCACCTGCGTATGCGGTCGTCGCTGATGGCCAGCACGTCGCGCACGCCCGCGTCAATCTCCTTGTCGCTCTTGGGCGTCTTGCCGAACGCGCCGCCCTTCAGTTTTGCGCGCAGGCTCGCGGCCTTTTTCGCGTCGCCTGCCGCCAGCGCGCGGTAGAGCATGGTATATGCGTCGCTCGTGTTGCTCTCGCGCTGTATGGAGCGCGTAACGCCGGGGGAGACGATGTTCAGCAGCAGCTCGGTATCGGCGATCAGGCCGCTCGCCGGCAGGCCGGTCACGTCGCCGATCGCCTTGAGGAGCGGACGAACGGCACCCCATGCGTTCAGGCCGCGCGTGTTGCCGCCAGCCACGTAGTTGTCGAGCTTCTTGATCGCGTCAATCACGTCGCTGATCACGGCCAGATCCATGCGCTCAACGTCCTCGCCCATCATGAGCGCGTACACGTCCTTGATGATTGGGATGTTGGCAAGCGGGTTTATGCCGTCCATCATGTCGGAGAACCAGTTGTCTGCGAACATGTCAATGCGCGTGATTTCCTCGCCGTCCTCGTCCTCGTCGTCGGGATCGTAGTACTTGAGCATATCGTGCGCCGCCGTAACGACCGCGTTGAGCGCCTGAGCCGCCGCAATGGCCGCCGCCGAGCGCACCAGCGTCCCAATGGCCGCCTTCCTTGCATCCGGCGTTTTCGCGTTGTACACGGCGCTCACGGCGTTTCTGATCAGGTTGTAGTTCTTCGTCGGCTCGCTCATGAATGCGGTCACGCTCTTCATCAGCTGGCTCTTGCTGCGCATCAGCTGGCTTCGCGTCAGCACAGTATCGACAACCTGCGTCCTGATGCACACGTCCTCAAACCGGTTTCTCACGATGTTCCAGTACGCGTCGCTGCCCACCTCCATGTTCGGATGCCGCGCCTCGGTCTCGCGCTTGACTGCCTGCCATATGCACACCCAGCCCAGATCGTCCGCCATGCCGGCAGGCGCGCCCAACTTTTCGCCGATGGCTTCTCGCGCCGTGTCCTGCATGCCCGTGATGATGCTCTTCATGCTCGCGCCGGTGCCGATCTCGTAGTTGCCGTTGGATTTCCACCATGCAAGGCCGCTGTGCTCCTGCATTTCAGCGATCGCGTTCTTGCCTATGCCGCGCGTCATGCCGCTGAAGTACTTGGGGTTTATCAGTGCGCTCGCGCGGAGTATCGCGGTCGGCTGCTGGATCACCACGCGCAGTTTGGCCATGATCGCGGCGCGCTTGTAGTTGGATATTGCCTTGCCTATCAGATCGCTCTCATAGGATCTGCGTCCCATGCCGTTCAGATCGTCCATCAGGCGCTGTATGTACTGCGTTCCAACCGCGCCGATCGTGCGCCTGATCTCCTTCTTCACGCTGCCGTTGTAGTCGGCCTTGCCGTTCTCGTCGCGGCTCTGGTAGTTGTACCATTTCAGCAGATCGTCAACCGGCATCGCCAGCCCGCTATAGGTCGCCATGTCGGACACATGGCCGGCAAACGTCTCGATCGCGTCGCCTATGGTTATCGGGTTGCTCGGCTTGTCCACCACGGCCTTCGTCCAGCTCGCGTTCAAGAGCGCATTGTACATGACGCTGCCGTCCTGTTCCTTCGTGCGCTTATAGTCGGTGTCGCTCTTGATCGGCCAGTAGGTCTTCTCGTTGAAGGCCTTGTAGAGATACATCTCCATGGTCACTTCGTTGCCCCATCCGGCCACGTCGCCGCTCAGATAGGCCTGCATGCGGTCAACCACCTGCTTCTGCTCCGGCGTCAGCTCGCCCAGCATATGGTCAAGCTGCTCCTGCGTCACCTGATAGTTGTACACGTCGCCCGTCTTGCCTTCCTGCCCGGCTATGCGTATGCCGCCGGAGAGTATGTGCTTGAGCGCCTGATTGCGCTTGCTCAGCGCGTACAGCTCCATGAGCTGCGTTCCGCTCATGGTCACGTCCTGCGTCGTCGTTCCGCGCGTCAGCGTAAATGTGTGCTGCTCCCTGCGCCATCCGCGGATCATCTCGCGCCGCTTGCGCTCGTCCTTCACGCCGTCTACGGCGAATATTTCGCGGGAAGCGTCCGCCGCCTCGCGTACGCGCTCATAGGCCTTGCTCTGGCCGGCTGTCAGGCTCTCGGCCACGTCGCCGCCCACATCGCCCAGCCGCTCGAAGAAGCTCACCGCGTCCAGCTGATCCACGTTGAGCAGCGTGTCCAGCTCGCGCAGCATCGGAATCTTGCTGTCCTGCGCCCGGTTTGTGCGCTTTTTCTGCATCTCGCTGACACTTCTGTCGCCCAGCTGGTTCAGCGTCTCATTCCTGCTCAGCGTCCACGTCTCGTTGATCGAATTGACGCTGTGATTGATGACGCTCATGGCGTTGCTCAGCGCGTTGATCTCCTGAAGGGACATGCTTGCGACGCGCCCGTTCGTTCCGCTCACGGTGTTGATCGCCGCGCGCAGATCCTGAATGTTGCGCCCGCATATTGCCATCCACACGCCTTCATGGCCTTCGGATGCGCTCTGGCTCTCGTCCAGCGCGTTCGTCTGGAGTCTATCCTGCTCGTCCAGCCATTTCGCAATGCTCTCAAGGCTGTCCCGCCACTGGCGCGCGCCCTGAGTGTCGCGTCCCGTCGCGCTCATGTCTATGCGGTTAAGCACGTCCAGCACGGGCTTCTCAAGCCCCGCGGGAATGTGCTTCTGCTTCGTCGGCTTGGCCAGCTCCTGCCTCAGCGTCCTCGCATATTTGATCGTGCGCTCATGCGCCTTGCGCCATGCCGCCGCGTCCTCAAATTGCGCTCTGTACGCGCTGCGCGCCTCGGCCTCAACCTGCTGCATACCCGCGCGCCGCATATTGGCTCTGTAGTCGTTCATAATCGCGTCCTGCCGCGCTCTGTCGCCGGCCTGACGCGCCGCCTGAAGCTCGCCCGCAATGGCCTTGAACCGCGCAACCTGCTCGTTTCTGACCTTCTGGAGCGCCTCGCGCGTCGCCTTGCTGTATCGGCTGCGCATGTCGTTTCTGTCTTTTGTCACCTGCTGCGCCCGCGCAGCGTCGCCGACCATGCGGAGCGCTTCGGAGTACAGGCTCATGCCCAGATCAGCCGCCGCCGCGTCCAGATGCTCGCCGTACTCGTTGACGTATTTCGGCTCGAACATCGTCTTGATCTCAGCCAGTCGCGCCACCTGGTCGCCCTCGTTCAAGCCCGGCGTAAACAGCTCCGGATGCTGCTCGCTCCATTCTTCCCACGCCTGATCCAGCGACGTGTTGCTTTCGTTCACCAGATTCACACTGCCAAAGAGACTCTGCCTGTACCGGCCATAGCTGCCCGTGATGTTCGCGGCTTCCTGCTTCTGCAGGTCACTCAGCATGATGGGTGTCTTGCGCATCTGACGACGCAAATCACTGTACTGATCGCGCAACGTGTTGTCCAGGCGGCTGCTCTTCTCGATGATGCCCTTGGCCATGTTCACGGCCGCATTCAGCGCGTCGCTGCTCGCGCCGTGCTCGGCCAGCTCGTTTACCAGTCTGGCAACGTCCGCCTTCACGGAGTCCGCGTCAATGGTCGATCTGTACTCGCGTATGATCTGCCCGGCGCGCTTGTCCGCCCACTGCCGCATCTCGTCGGTCACGGGCACCGGCTCATGGCGGGTCTGCTCATTCGTTTCAGTCTGCTCGGCCACGCTGTTGTCGCCCGCGCGCAGCGTCTGATCCATGTCAACCTTGTTCGCGCTCTCGCTCTTCAGGCTGAAGCGCACACCGTCGCTCGCGTTATCTGCCTGCGCGCCATCATTCCCATCAGCGGATTCAACCGCCTCCGTTTCGCCCTCGTTCTGCGCCTGATCGGCGTTTTCTTCGCTGGATTCGGAAATTTTCTGCTGATTTTCCTCATTTTCCCCCTTGACAGCGCGCGTGAGGTCGGCTATAATGTCAGCAGAAGAGCGATCTTCGTTCAAGGTGTTGGGGAATTGGACCCCAAGGGTTTGAGCGATAAGATCGCTCCTTTTTTTATCAATGTATAGCACCTCTTCGGATTTGAACGCATTTTTCAGCGTGTTTGCGATGTTTTTCTTGCCGTATACAGAAGCCATCACATTTGATGGAATTTCTACGTTTTCCCAAACGCCTTGTCCATTCACAATTACAGGCGCAATAATTCCCCGTCCTTCGCTGTCCGTCAGCTCCGTAATGACAGTAATGCGCCCGTCATAGTTGTGTGATTTTATGACCATCAGCGGATCGGCAATGGCGTCCGGGAGCTTCTGCATGGTTTCCAGTCCCAGCGCGTGATAGTTGACGTCCGTGCTGCTGTATTTGCCCTCGGCCATTGTCGTCGTATACGCGTGCTTCTGCGTCATAAGCATAGGCAGCTTCTTAAGGCCTATGCCCTGAAGCACCTCCGGCGTTTCCATCACATACACATGGTCGTTCTCAGGGAATTTCCCATCAATCACGTCCTGTATCTGTTCGTCAAATCTGCGAATTGAATACTTTACGCCGTCCGGCAGCTCGATGTGCTGTGCCTGATTCGTCCGCTCTCGCGCCGGCTTTGCCTGCTCATCCGCCGTCTCCGTCTCCCCAGTCCCGTTCTCATCATTCTCCAGCGCTTCCTCCATTGCCGCATCAAACGCGTCCGCGATTCGACTAAGCGTATTATTCTCCCCACCGCTTTTAGTCATCACTCTAATCTCAGGCGCCCTTTGCATATACGAATATTGATCATTGAGGCGCCGAACAGCGAGCGCTAAATCACGGAAGCTGTGTTTATCATGCGTATACTCTCTACCATTTAACAAAATTTTCGATAAAACGGACTCATCACTCCAGATGGTCGGGAGCACATCGGCCACGATTTCCTCTATGGCCGCGCTGTCATCAATCATGATGCCCTGTGCAGCGTATTTGGCGCGCCACTTGGCGATCACGTCCTCAAGGCTGAAGTTTTCGGCCACGCCAAACACGTTCTCAATGCCGAAGCCCTCGGCCTTGCCCAGCGCGTCCAGCACCATCTTTTCGACGACGCGGTATCCAGTCTCATTCTTGTTCTTCAGGTATTCCGTCAGCCAGCGCGTGCCTTCATGCACATAGGCTTCAAGTCCTCCATCGGTGTAATCAGAGTAAATCGGCACCTTTATGCGCCTGCCGCCGTCATATGTGCTCCGCACATTGCTGGCTTCGGTGGCGTCAAACGTTTCAAACTCAAAGCCGTAGTGCTTGCCGATCATGTCCAGTACGCGAATGTTACTCTCAAATTTGAAATTTTGATCCATCGTGTGGCCGCGCTTTACGCCGCCCTTGCGCGTTTCCTTCGTGCGGTCGGATGTTTTCTCGCCTTCCACATTGTCGCGGCTCACGGGCTGCTCTGCGGCTGTCTCGTGCTGCTCAGTGGTATGCTCGCGCGCAGACTGAGTCTCTGTCTGCTCAGTCCCGTTCTCGCCCTTCTCCCGCGCGCTCTCAAGCGCCAGATCAAACGTGCGCGCAATCTGCTCCAGCGTGCCCACAGCGTCCTGCTCACGGCTCTGGAGCGCCAGTATTTCCGTCCTGTCCTGATCGACGGCGTAGTCCACGGCGTACTGCTTCAGCCGCTCGACAAAGTCCACGATAAAGTCGCGCACCTTCTGCGCAAGGCTTCGGTTCTGAGACACAAACGCATTTACGGCGCGCTTGTCGCCCCATATGCTCGGCAGCGCCTCAGCCACAATTTCCTCTATGGCCGCGCTGTCATCGATCATGACGTCCTGCGCAGCGTATTCTGCGCGGCGCTCGGTGATCGCGTCCTCAAGGCTGAATCCCTCAGCCTTGCTCAGTTCGTCGACGACCATCTTTTCAACGACTCTGTAGCCCGCATCGTCCCTGTTCTTCAGGTAGTGCACCAGCTCGTGCGTGCCAACCTGCACATAGGCCTGATTTCCGGCGTCGAGCGCCACCTTTATGCGGTTGCCGCCGTCGTACATACCCTGCACCTTGCCGCCCTCGATGCTGTCGACGACCTCGATCTCAACGCCGTAGTGCCGTCCCATCTCGTCCAGTATGCGGATCTGCCCCTTCTGGTCGCGCGTCAGGTTCTTCGCCGCGTAGTTGCGCCTCACGCCGCCCTTCGCCGTCTTTTTCTGGTCGGTCACATACGCCTCGATCTCACCCCGGTTCTCCTCGCTCACGCGCTCTGAGACGGCCTCAGCGCCCCGCTGGCGCGTTTCTTCCGTGTGGTCGACTGTTTCCTCGCCCTTCGTCTGCTCGTGGCTTACAGGCGGTTCTGCGGCCGTCTCGTGCTGCTCAAGGGTATGCTCGCGCGCAGGCTGAGTCTCTGTCCGCTCAGTCTGTGCCTGTTTTGCTGTCTCCGTGTTCTTCCGCTCGAAAACGGTGCTCTCCGTCCGCTTGCTCGCCTCGTCGATCTGTGTAATTTGGATCTGAGGCCGCTGCACGGCCGGTGTTTTCGCCGCTTCGTCCGCGCTTTTCCCGTCGTCCAGATTGGCCTGCATGGCCTTCTGCTTTTCCTTGTCGGCCTCTGCCTTGGCGTCCTCCTCGCCGAACAGCGCTTTGTACTCCTTGTCGGTCTTTTTCTTGAGTTCAGCCGCCGCCTTCTGCTTCGCGTCGTTCTTCGCCGCGTCAAATATGCCCTGCTTCTGCTTGTCATCCAGCAGCGCCATAATGTCTGGCGCAGCCTGCTCGATCTGCTCGAGGGTCAATCCGTTTGCGGCACCGTCCCATATCGTGTCGAACGCCTTGTCGTAATCGCCGCGCCGGAGCATGCCGTCGTCGTTGAATTTGTAGGCCTTCGCCGCAATGTCGCCGTCCTCGCCGGCCTTGGCGACGGCTCTGTCAAATTCGTGCTGTGCCACCGCGTTGAACACCTTGCCCACAACCTGAGCGCCGCCGCCCATGATCGCGCCGCCCAGCGCGCCGCCCATGCCAGCCTCATTGACCTGCAGCGCAAAGTCCGTCCATGTCCTGCGGGTCGCGTCGGCCTCGCTCAAGCCCGCATCGATATAGGCCTGCCGCGTCTGGCGGAATGTGGACATATTCACGCCTTCAATCGCGTCAGCCGCCCACTCGACCAGATAGTTTCCGATTTCACTGCTGGCCTCCTCGGCATATTCGCTCGCAATGTTGGAGAGCACAGCGCGTATGCCGCCCTTGCCGCCCTTTGTTATCATGTCGGCCAGCCGGTCAAAGCCAATTTTCTCCGTTGCGTATTCAAGCAGTCCTGCCACGGAACCCAGCGCCAGAGCGCGCTCGTCGCTTCCGCCCTGCAGCTTGATTTCCCGCGCTGAGTCCACCATAGCGCTGCCGCTGACAAGCGCCGCGCTCACAGCCGTAGAGCCGACCGCGCCGCCGATCACGCCCGCCACCGTAGAGTCGACAACGCCGCTCATGATCGTGTCGTACACAAATTTTGGCGCGTTGCCGCTGCTCATCTGCTTCACGCCAAGGCTCCTGCCCATGTTGCTCAGGTATTTTTGGACGTCTTCGTTGTCCGCAAAATACTTGTTCAGCCGTTCGCCGACATTGTTGCGTATCGCATTGCGCGCCGTGCCGCCCGTGTAGCTCAGGCTGTAGGGGTCAATCTCAGCGCCTTCAATGCCGTACAGTTTCGCCGCCGCGCTTTTGAGCGTGTACGCGCCGCCGCGAATTGTGTTGTCAATGTTTGCAATGGCACTGACAGCCGACATTGTGACAGGAGCCTTTTCAGTCAGCTCGGTCACATGCTTGGTCACCGCTTCATGCACCCGCTTCTCAAGATCGGGCTTGAGCACGGCGATGTAGTCCTTCGCCGCCTCCTCGCCCTGCGTGTTGCGCAGATAGGTCAGTATCCGGCGTTCAGCGCCCGTCATGTTGTATATGAGCTGCGCCTCCTCGGATTTGAAGCGCGCTCCGTCGGTCGCCGTCTCGAGTACCTGATCCTCCCGTCTGTATCCGTTCTGCAAATTCTCCTTGAAGTCAGGCCGGTTTGCCAGCCACTTGTATTCTCCGGCCAGCGCATGGCGCTGCTCCGCACGCGCCGCATCCATGGCCGCGTCCATGGCCGCCTTGAGTTCAGCCTTGCGCGCATTTATGTCGTCGTTCGTGATCAGATTGCCCTTCCCGTCGAGGAACGGGCCCTGCATTCTGTCGTATTTGGCCACATAGTCGTCATACGCCTTCTTCGCCCGCAGATATTCGGCCTGAGCAGCGCCGTCAATGTAGAGCAGCTCGTCGCCCTCCTGTCTGGCGGCGCGCTTCGCGCCCTTTGACGCGGTCGACAGCCACTTGTCCGCCTCCCGCTGCAGGCGGTTATTGTTCGCGTATGCGCCGCGCGCAAGCAGCTTGTCGAGATCCACAGTGCGCGGGCTGTTCTGCGTCTCCTCCTGCGCGCCGGTCTCGATCATCGGCGAAACGACTGGCTTGAGCGCATTGAGCCGCCTGTCCATGCTCTGTATGCTGCCCTTCTGCCTGCGCTGTTTTCTCGCGCCCGTATGCGTCTCTTCCGGCTGTACGGTCTCAGCGGCCTTCGCCGGCACGCGCTCTCTGTCGCTGTAAGGCATGGCCGTTTTGCCGAACGATCCATTCGGCATGATCTGGCTCGTCTCGCGCCTCTTGTTTTCAAGCACGCGCGCCGCGTTCTCCGGCGTGCTCCTCTGCGGATTCAGCCTTCTTTCGAGCGCTTCCGCCGCGCTCGCGATTGCGGAAAGGCTGCCGGTAACGCTTCCCGCCTTTTTGACGCCGTATTTTACAAGCTCCTCTTGCCGCTTTCTTTCCTTTTCGGCCGCCTTGGCCGCTTCGAGCGCCGCGTTCTCCTCCGCGCGTCTGCGCTTGTATCCGTCTACAAAGCTGTTCAGCGCGCTGCTGATCTGCTCCTTGCTCTTCTGCGAGGCCGCATAGGCGTCGCCGCGCTCAGTGCCGTATCGGCCTCTGGCGTAGTCTGTAAAGCTCTGCTCGTTCGAGCTCTGCCCGCTGTATTTTTTCCTTCCGTAGTCTTCAAAAGACACGCGCGTCACCTCCGATTGAATTTCGTCTTCTCAGTCTCGGATTTCTTGGCGTTATTCGGCTTGCCGGTCGTTTTGTTCTGGCTGCCGGTCGTTTTATTCCTGCTGCTTGCGCTCGGCGTTTTCTGCGCCGTGCTCTTGCTGCCTGTCAGCCGATTGACCAGCGAGGACAGCGCGCCTGTCGGCGCGTTCACTCTGCTGGTTCCGCTGTTTCCGCTCGTGACGTGCTTCGCCACATCCACGCCCAGATTCATGCTCAGCATCCTGTCGGCCTCCTCGTTGGTCAGATAGCCCTGATCGGCCATGCGCGCAACGTAGCCGTACGCGGCGTCCTCGTCCATGTCCTGCGCCACCTTGAGTATGCTCTTGTAGTTGGCGCTCTGCGCGCTGCCCGTCCCGCCGCTCGATCTGCGCCGTCCGCCGCTGCCGCCGGAAGAAACCGCCTCGCTCGCCGCCTTGGTCAGGTAGTAGTCGCGGTTGGTGTTGGCCTGCTTCAGCGCGTCGGTATACTGGCCGTATTCGCGCTCGTACAGGTTGTTCGCCGCATTGGTCAGCGCGTCCAGCCCCGTGTAGTAGTCGCTCACGGTGTCTCTGTATCGGTTGTAGGCCGTGCCCTCCATATCCTGCGCCGTCTTGAGCTGGTTGAGGAGCTGGTTCTGCCGGTCGGTGTATTCGCCGTAGGCCTGATTGTAGAGTGTGGGCAGCGCGTCGTTGAGTCCCTGCATCTGCTCGTCGTAGGCCTGCTGCGCCACGGCCTGAGCGTAACTGTTGCCGTATCCGCCGGTCAGAGCCGCCGCGTCGGCCATCGTGTCGTTCATACTGCGCCGCGCACTCTGGCCGTATCTGTCCGCATACATCTGGTACAGCGGATCGGCGTTCGGGTCATAGCTGAATTTCTCAGGATTCGACACCTTGTTGTAGAGCGATTCGATCTGAGACGCATACGGGCTCTGGTATTCGCCCGGCTTCGAGCCGCGCCAGCTGTTCAGCTCGGCCAGCGCATCGGTCAGCGCCTGGCTCTGCTTGTAAGTGGGCATATTGCCCTCGATCTGCTTGAGATCAGCCGCGCTCGGCGTTGTCGTCATCGGGTTGTAGGTCACGCCCATCGCCGTCGTCGCCTCGGTCACAGGTGCCGCGCTTCCCGTGCTGGGCTTCGCGCTCGGAGACACTGTGCCGGTCTGCTTTGCGCTCGTCTGCACGGCGTTCTTCACGGGTGTTGCAGCCGCGTTCCTCTCTCTGATGTACTTCAGCGGATCTTCCGGTTTTTTCTTTGCGCTTACTCCAAACTTCTTCGCCGCCTGGTTGAGCGCGTTGTTCGTAATGTTCGCCATCATCATCACCTCTTGCGTCCATCATAGCAAAAAAGGGACGGTGTCCGTCACACCGCCCCATAGCCCTCGGCTTACTGATACGTCACCGTCAGCACCGGCGCGCTGCCGTCCGTGCCTTCAAAGTGCGCGTAGTTCCGGCTGTAGTCCTTGCCGCTGGCATTGGCTGTCTCCTCGGTATACAGCACAAAGCCGCCGCCCGCCGCAATCGTCGCAATCGCGCTCACCGGTACGTTAAACGTCTCCGTCACGCCGTTGCCGATCGTCCCGATCTCGCCCAGACTCACAAGGCTGTCGGTCGGCTTGCCGCTCTTGCCGGTCAGCGTGGTCGTCCACAGCTTCAGCGCGACGCTGCCAGACCGCCCCTTGCCGGATATGCGCTTTATGGTCAACGTCGCGCTCTTGACCGTCTTGCCGCTTAAGGCGCTCGCCGCAAACCACATACAGCCGTAATCCTTGCGCGTGCTCGTCTTGCCTTCAAAGCCCTGCCGGATGATATTGTCGCTGTTGATCCAGTGCCCGCTCGGGTAGTACGTGCCGGTCACATTGGCCGTGTAGCTCGTCGTCGTCACAGCCGCCGGAGGCGTTACGCCGCTGCCGGTGTCAACCGCAATCGTCGTCATGTCGCTCCAGTTGCTTATGACGTTCTGTCCGACGTAATTGCCGCTCGGCCTTGAGCCGTTGCCGGTCACCGTGCAGCCCTTCGCCCACAAATACGTGGTGGACGTGCCCTTCAGATCGAGGAAATCCAGTCGTCCGCCCCAGTCTATGTTCAGCGCAACGCCCGCGTTGTAAATCCCGCAGTTGTATGCCATGACGATCGAGCCGCCGTAAATCTGCACGCCGTCATAGGCCGATGCCGTGTTCAGCGTACAGCTTCCAATCCGCACCCATGCGCTGTCATAAATCGCAACTGCATTTTTCGCCGTGCTGTTGATTGTCACGCCGTCAAAGTTGATCTTCTTCGCATGGCAGTCGACAACGGTCACACTGCCGTTGATCGCATAGCCGCCAACGATCTCCAGCGCCGTGTTGTTGCCGTAAATGCCCCGCAGCATTACGTCGCCGTACTGGTCGCACGCCAGCGTAATTATCTCGCTGCCGTCCACCATGCCGCCGCTGAGCCGGTCAAATTCGGCCTGCAAGCCGCTCGGCGTGGTGATCGTGATATTGCGTCCGGCCACGCGCTTGACAATCTCCGGGCAGGTGAAGTGCCTGAATGTTCCCGTATCGCCGGATACGCCGCCCTCGTCGATGTGCAGATCGCCCGCCGTTCCGGATACGTTAATGTCGAAATACGGCGTGTTGATCTCTGTGTGCTCCGCGTCCATCAGGATGCTCGAGCCGATCTGCACCTTGTTCTGCTCGTCCGGATGCCTCGTCCACGCGGTCGCCTTGTCACCATCCTCGATCTTGAAGTCGGCGATAAACAGCTTGTCCCCAGCGGCAAACGCGCCGTTGATGTGGAACGCCTTGTATGTGCTCGAAGCATCGTACACGAACGTATGGCTGTACGTCGCCCACTGCCACGTCAGGTGCTTTGTGGCCAGCCCCCCGGCCTCCAAGCCCATGTCTACATCCAGCCCGGCGGCCTTGTCGGCAATGTACGCCTTGATCTGCCAGGTGTACGTCCTGCCGGTGATCAGCTCCGGAGAGTAGCTCGGGAACCAATAGACGTTTGCGCCAGTCCCGCCGGTCGTGAAATCAACGCGTATGGCGTGCTGCGCGGCGTATTCCGCGCCGTCATAGGTGTCGTATACCGTAGTTGATCCAGCCGCAGGCGCACCGAACGCCACCGTCTTGTCGCCGTTGATCGTGTCGGTATGCAGGACGAGGTTCGTCCCGCCGATCTGCATCCCGTTCACAGCCGCGCTGATCTTCTCCGGCGTGAGCGCAATGGCCGCCGTGTTCTTTCCCACCTGCTCGCCCAGCGCGTTCACCGTCTCGCTGGAGGCCTTGAGCGCGATCTCCTCCGCGTTCTGCCGCACCTCCGTCGAGACTCTCTTCACGCTGTCGCCCAGCTCGTTCAGCGACTCCGCGCCCGCCTTGCTGTTGATTACGTCTGTCAGTGTATCGCTCAGGTTGTCCTCGTCCAGATTGTTCAGCGTAAACTCAAGCTGCTCGGTCAGCTTGTACAGCCAGCCCATGATCTTTCGCCGCTGGCGCTCGTCGTCCAGATCGTTCGCCGTAAAGTTGATCTTGGGCAGATCAAGTCCTGCCATTACAGTTCACTTCCTCTCGACGTCTCCTTGCCGATCGCGTATACGGCGCTCCTGCCGTGTCCGCTGATGCGCAGGCGCACATGGTCGCAGCGCATAGGGACGAGAGGCACGGTAAAGCTGGCCTTCGTGCTCGCGCCCCGGCTGTATATGGTCTTCCACTGCCCGCTTGAGTCGTACTGCGCCTCGATTTTCAGCGTCGCGCCCGTGTCCACGCTGGCTCTGATCTTGATCCGGCAGACGTATTTGTTGTCCGCCATCTCAACCATCATGTCGCCGGTCTCCGCGTACCAGTCAAACGCCTGCTCAATCGTCGCGCCGATTTCATCCCTGCCGCGCACGGCCATGATTTTGTCGCCGTCCGTCAGGAAGTAGAGCTGGCCGTTGAGCGCCGCGAAGGCCTTTGCGTGCGTCGCGTCCTCGCGATGCCACATCCCCTTGGCCTCGTTGAACACGAACATGTGCCACGCGCCGTCCTCGTCCTGCATGCTGATGTAGTATCGGTCGCCGCACACGCCCGCCGAAGCGTTGTAGTAGCTGCCAGTCCCCAGCCCGTCGCTCACGCTGATTGGGGTGCCGTTGTCATAGACGCACACGCAGTCGCGGCTCTTGTACATCAGGCTCTCGTTCACCACGCACAGGCTCTTCTCGCTGCCCTTCTGCACGCCGCGTATCGGGCTGTCGACAATCTGGAAATTGCCGGGCTTTGTGCCCATCACCTTGTGGACGCAGTCCTCCTTCCAGAAGAACACGCTTCCGCCGAACGAGCACGCGCCTGTAAAGTCGCCGTCGCTGCCCACCGTCGCCGCCCACGCGTCGCCTGCGCCCGTGCCCAATTTGTTCCAGTTGCCCGGATCTCCCAGCTTGCAGCAGTATATCTCGTGCTTTGCGCTCGAACAGCCCCACAGCCGGTTGTTCAGCTCGCACACAAAATCCATCTGAGGCACGCCGCGCTTCACCGTCATGCCCGATGCGATCGTCGCGCTCTTCGCCGGGTTCGCCGTGATGACGATGTAACCGTCGGCCTTGTCTACGATCTCGTGCGTGCCGTCTATCTCGCTGCCGGCGCCCGATATGGCCACGCTGTCGCCCGTCTTGAACGGCGCGCCTATACCGGTCGAGCTGATGCGCGCATAGCTGGCCGTCACGGCCTGCCACACGCCGTTCGAGTATACGCGCAGCGCATTGTTCGCGCCGCTCGTGTCCAGCCAGTAGTCGCCAGCCGCCGGATCGGAGGGAGCCGTCGCGCCCTCGGTCACCTTGCCGTAGTCGCTCCCGTCGTATCGGCATATTTTGATCGTCGCCGCCGCGCTCTGCGTCCAGTTCGCAGCCATGGGGGAGACAGCGCCGCTCACAGTGTTGTACATGATGCCGTCCGGGAATATGATGACATACGCGCCCATGCCAACAAACTGCTTCTCGCCGGCGCTCACAGCGCATATCTCGCTGCCGCCGTAGTAAAACTTGTTGCCCGCACACCAGCACAGCTTCCCGCGCGCATAGATGCCCTGCGCGCCGCTGATCGTGCGCACAGTCGCGCGCGCCGCCCTCGGGGTCATGACCGGATAGTTGGTCGCGCACAGATTCTCCATCCAGTAAAACTGATTCTCGCCGACGTACATATTGTGGTTGAGTCCCTTGAACTCGATCGAATAGTCAGCGTTCCTCGATATGCTGTTGAGATCCGGCAGTTTCATCGCTCAATCCTCCCGCCGCAGCCGCTCACATAAACCTGCCTGGGCATATGCGTCCTGTTGTAGGCGTTACAAAAGTCGGCGTAGAGCGCGTTGAACATCACCATGCTGTTCGTGTACCGGTCGATCTCCTGATTGGCAAAGTCGATCATGGCGTACAGCCACTTGACGTACATATCCGCAAATTCGTCGCCGCCCAGCACCTGCTTTTCAGCGTCCGCCGCCGTGTAGCCGTCAAAGCTCTCCGCGCCGCCCTCATGCGTAGAAATGACCTCGCGAAACACCATGTAATCCATCTGACTCAGCCAGTGTATTTTGTCCGCTTCGTCGTACTGATTGGGCTTCTGCCGGTCAACCAGCTCGATGATCTTTTTGATCGTCATGCTTTCGCCCTCCATGCAAAAAGGCAGAGCGTCCCCGCCCTGCCTTCGTCCTGTTTGATTATTCCGCGTCGGCCACAGACGCCATGTACTCAAGCGCCTTGTTGTTCTGCGCCTCCGCGTCCTCGATCACCTGCGCGATGTAGCCGGGGACTTCAACCTCAACGCCGCGCTTGATCAGGAAGGAGTGCCCGTTCACGGACACGAACAGATCGTCCTTGTATTCGCCGTTGTCGCGGAACAGTCTGATCTTCTTCATCTTGGGCTTATCGCCCTTGTTCTCAGCCATATCTATTGCCTCCTGTTATCAGTTGGCGACGGCAGTGCTCTCGTTCGCGGAGCTGGATTCGATGCGCACCATGTACTCCTGCACGAGGATCTTGGCAACCTTGATCGCCTTCCAGCCGACGGTCGAGCGCTGGTCGATGGGGTCAGCCGTGCCGGCGCTGCCCTTCTGCTTGGAGTAGTACTGCAGGCCGCCGCCGGTCACCTCGGTCACGGCATACGCGCCAGCGCCAAACACGAGCGTCGAATAGACGTTGTACTTGCGCGAGCCCGTGTCGCCGGAAGACGCGCCCGCCGCCGTGAAGATCTTCGCCTCGGTGTTCTCGATGATGCGGCAGCCGCCGATCGTGCCGATCTCGCCGTTGTAGATCTTCTCGGGATCCTTGTACTTGACAACGTCGATCCAGTTGTCCTTGTCGCTGCGCAGGTCGTTGGCCACGTCGGGATGCACGATGGCCACATAGCTGCCGTCGATCTTGGGCGCGTTGTAGCGCCTCAGCTGGAGCACGGCGCGGCGAATGTCATCCACGCGCAGCAGGCACTTGTCGGTAATGTTCCCTCGCGCCGCCGTCGCCGTCACAGTGCTGCCGGATACGCTGGGCGCAAATAGCACGTTCGTGCCCGCGCTCAGGATCTCGCGCGTGATGGTGTCCAGCGTTCTGCCGGCCTGAGACGCAATGGCCTTCATGGCCTGCACCTGGATCGGGTCGATGGCCGTCATCTCCAGCATGTCTGTCAGGCGCACAACGTCGCCGTACTGGTTGACGGTCGCCGTCATGGCCGTCACGTTCAGGTTCTTGCCGTCCGGGCTCACGCCTTCAGTCAGCGCCGTCGTCGCCTTGGCCAGCGAACTGAATTTGCGGAACTCGATGGACTTGCCGTTTCCCTTGGGGATCGGGTATTTGTCGCCGAACTGGTCATGGATCAGCTCTGGCTCGGCCAGCTCGATCAGACGCTTCTCGTAATACGTCTTCATTTCAGCGGACAGATCCATGCCGCTGCCCGTGCTGGTCGTCTTGTTCAGCACCTCCGCGAAGAAAATGCTCAGGTTAAAAATCTTGTCAATCATGTCATTGCCTCCTGTGGTCGTGACGTGATCGACATTTTGTCAGATCACGCCAGTGTGATTCTCTCGCCGCGCATCGCCCGGCGCTCCATGTCCTCGCACTGCTGCTTCGTCAGCTTGTTTATGTCCGTCGTGTATGTCGCCGCCGCCGTGTTCGCGCCCGCGCCCTCGACAGCGCGCAGGCCGTTCGCCCGCACAGAGTCGATCACGCGCTTTTCAGTGCGCTGCACCGCGTACTGCATGCTCCCGCCCACGATCTCGTCGTGATGGATCGTCTCATACGCCAGCTTCATCGGCACGCCCGCGCCCAGCAGCTGCGTAAAGTCGGGATTCTGCGCCTCGGTTTCAAGGTCAAATCCATCGTACACGGCCTTTATGGCCTCTGCTTCCTCGTTCCACTTTTGCAGGACACGTTCTCGCTCGGCTTCGCGCTCCTGCGCCTCGGCCGCCGCCTTAAACCGGCTGTTCTCAGCCTCCAGCCTGCGCATATTCATCAGCTGCTCCGGCGTAAGCCCCGCCTCGGCCGCCTGTTCCTCAAGCGCCGCCTTGTCGTTGTTGATCGCAGCTTCCAGCGCGTCCATGTCGCCCGCCGCCGTGCCGTACTTCAGCGTCAGCGTCTCGGCCATCCTGGCATAGCGTTCGTTGTCGCCCTTGAGTCGATCCCGCTCGCCGGTCACGCCCTTCATGCGCCTTCCCAGCTCGCGTTCAAACCGCTCGCCATACAGGTCTTTGTTGGCCTTGATGTACTCGTCAAACTCCGCCCGCCGCCTGCCGTTCTCGTCGCTCTGCTGCTCAGCACCCGTCTGGCCGCCTTCAGCGCCCTCAGCGCCCTCGCCGTCGAATATGTCCAGCGCAAACAGTCTCATCGTGTCCATGCGTCCTCCTGCGGTCTCTCCCGCGCGTCAATTCTCGGGTCTTTCCCCGGCGTCACATACAGCATACAAAAATCAGGCGGATGCGCGTCACACCCGCCCGTGAACCTAATCGCCCTTGACCACGCGCAGCTTGTCACTGTACTCGTTGCGCATGGCCTTGAAGCCGCGCACAGTCAGATCGAACATTGCGTCCGCCCTCGGAGATCTGCGCAGCGTCACGTCGACAGCGCCCGACTCGATCTCGCCGTCTATCAGATCGTCCTCGTCCAGACCGTTGACCAGCGCGCACATAATGGCGCTTATGCCCGCGCACATCACAGGATTGTCCTGATGGCCGTTCGCCGTGATGCGCGCCTTCGTCATGTCGCGCGTGTACACGATCGTCGTCATCACTTTTCTCCTTCTCCCGGCGTCGCCTCTGTCGCCGCGCGCCGTCTGGACTGCGCCGCCATGCTGTTGTCGCCCGGCGTCGCCGCGTAGCCGCCTATGTTGTTGGGCGCTTCGTAGCCGCTTCCCGCAAATCCCGCGCCCTGCTGGCCGCCCGCAATCTGGCCGCCCATCGCCGCCGTCAGGTTCGTGCCCTGCGTCTGGTCTATGATCGCCGCCATCTGCGCCATCTGCTGCTGCATCATCTGCATCTGCTCGTACAGCGTGCCGTTCTGCGCAATCTTGCGCTCCAGCTCGTCCTTGCCCTCGAAGTCCATCATGTCGATGCACATCAGCGCCTGCGTCGCGTTCTCCGGATTAAAAAATCCGGCGCTGTAAAACTCCTTGGCCAGCTCGTTTTGACTCAGCCGGCTGAAGCCGCTCGCCTTGTGCGCCCGCACCTTGATGTCGAATATGGGCATGCGCCCGCTCGTCACCACGCCGTACTCGTCCACCTCGCCGCCCGGCTTTATGCCCGCGTTGCTGTAGCGCACATACTCCTCGCCGCCGTTGTCGCCCAATATTCGAAACTCGCGCTCCACGTCGTAAAACTGCCGGATCAGCTCGATCACAAAGTAGCACTCCTGCGTGAACGCCCGATAGCTCGCCCGGATCATGTCGCGCGACAGTTTGCCGCCGGCCTCCTGCAGCGCCGCAATGGCGCTCGCCGCCGTCACGCCGGCGGAACTCACGCCCTGTCCGAAGTCGGTGTTGCCGCTCGTCGTCTTAAGCTCGTCCACCTTGTACTGCAGCAGCTCCATGGCGTACGCGCTCATCTCGGGAACGTCCACCGACATGATGCTCTCGCTCGGATTTCCGCCGCCCGTCCATCCGACAAAGTCGTTGCTCCAGTCTGCAAACTCCTTCTCGTTGATCGCGCCGTCCTTCTTCACAAAAAATCGCGGCTTGGATCGCATCATCGCGTTTTTCAACATCGCCTGGTTCAGTTTGTCGATAAACATCTGCGGATCCTTGCATATGTCAAGGTATCCAAACGCCGCCGGCGAATTTTCGACGGGGAACAGCGTGTCCAGAACGAACGGATACCTGCCGTGATCGTAGTATCCGCGCTCGGCCATCTCCGGCACATTTTCGGACGCATATAGCACGTTGCCGCCCGCCATCTTGCAGTAGTGCACGATCGTCCTGCCGCTCGCAAGCCTGCGCTTGTAGTACCAGTCTATGATCGCGGTCTTGCCCGCCGTGTCCACAGTGTCGTCGCTGTTGTATTCGACCAGTGTCACGTCTTTCCCGCCCAGCTTGCCCTTGTACTCGGGATACTGCGCCTCAAGCGCTTCCGTGTCCGCGATGTCCACGCGAAAGACGTTGCGGCTGTCCTGTATGTCGACAACGCCCGGCTCCCAGAACAGACTCAGCACGTCCACGCACTTTATGTCGATTTCGCCCAGCCCGTTGTAGGCCTCCGGATCCCACACAACAGCCGTCGCCGCCGTGCCGCCCTTTAGCTTCTTCCACCACTTTCGATCGTACACGCCCTCGTAATCAATCTGCTCGAGGATCGTCGGCAGGATCTCGCTCAATTTCTGCGCGTCATCCTTGTCGCCCGCCTCGCGCGGAAGGATCGTCGGCTCCGGGTAGTTGTCCATGGCGTCCGCGTGTTTGTTCAAAAGCGCGTTCAACAGCCACGCGCTCGCCGGCTCGGGATCGTTCGGATTTTTGCTGTGTCCCACATCGTCCCAGTGACGCTGACGGTACCACTCCTCGTTCCGCTTTATGCGCTCGTCCAGCGCCGCCTTGCCGCGCTGATAGTCCTTGAGCGTCGCCATGGCCTTGGCCACTTCTTCGCGGCCGATCGCGCCCACTTGGCCGATGCGCGCCGCCGCCTCTGCGGCCTGCGCGTCAGATACGCGCCCAGTTATATCGTCCATATCTGCTGTCCTCCCTGTCGTCCGATAGCGGATCGTATTCACGCGCCGGCACAGTCTCCGCGATCACCGGCTTGATCGGACGCGCCATGCACATATAGCGCACCTCGTCGGCCACGTGATCCTCGCCCGTCGTGTCCAAGTCCTCGGGATCGTGCTCGTCATACTGCATCAGCGGGATCGTCCGAATAAACGCCTTGCAGGTGTTAAAGACGTACATCTGCGGATAGCCGTCTGCGTCGAACGCCAGGCGATAATGCACCTGCATCCAGCCCGGCAGCCGCGTGTTGATGCCCTTGCTAAAGTACACGCCCTGCTGCGCGGCCATCTCGCTGATGGGAACGCCGCGCGAGCCGTCCCAGATCGAAGGATCGGCCACGCCGAGTATGTCCTTGCCCTTAAGCCACCTGTGCTCCCGCTCCGTCTTGGCGATCTGCTGGAAAATCCTGTCAGGCGGCCATTTAACGCCCGTGTTGGGCTCGTCCGTGCAGCCGTACAGCTCGAGGATCCGATACAGCCGCCCCTGATAGTCCACCGCCCACCAGCCCACGCTGAACGGCTTGCCATATCCAAAGTCGAACGATCTGTAGATCGTCCAGCCCGCCGGGATCTCGAACGGCTCGATCACATGCGTCCACTGCCTGTCCTTGTAGTGCTCCGGCCTGTCGACAAAATCCTCGAAGAACTGCCCCTCGAAAATGCCCCAATCGCCGTCCAGCCACGCCTTGCGCAGCTTGGGCGGGAGCGCCTGAAGCGTGCGCATATACATCGGATCGTCCCGCATCAGCGTCAGGTTGTCCGTAACGCGCGACTGTATAAAGCTGTACTCCGCCGGATCCTCGCCGTCCTCGAACCGCCTGTCAATAAATAGCCGCTTTATGTACGCGTGTCCCACGCCCCCGGGATTGCACGTGTAGTATATGCGCTTGGGATAGTTGTTCGCGCCGCGCCGGCAGGCCGTGATCTTGCGGATCCAGTCCTCCTCCAGCTGCGTCGCCTCGTCCAGAAAAATCACGTCATATTCAACGCCCTGATACTGCATCAGATCGCCGTCGCCGTTGCAGTATCCAAATGAGATCGTGCTGCCGTTGACAAAGACAAAGCGCATGTCGGATTTATTAAAGCGCGCCAGCCCCTTCAAATCGGCTTGCAAATAAATTACATGGTTATTGATCAGCTCCCGGTACGTGCGCCGGACGATCAGCACGCGGATGCCCGGATAGCGGACGCACAGCCGGCAGGCCTTTTGACGCACCGCCCAGCTTTTCCCGCCGCCGCGCGCGCCCCCGAAGCCCACATGCCCGTGCCTGTCCAGCATAAACCGCCGCTGCGTCTCGTGCGGCTCCGGCCATCTTATCACCGTCACTCGCTCAGCGCCTCCTCGGCCGGATCAGCAAACTCGACGACGATCTTCTTGTCGGCCTCGTCCATGCTGGCCTTGCGCTGCTCTATCTTAAGCCGCTCGGCCGCGATGCGCGCCGCCTCGGCCTCGCCCGCCGTCGCGATGCCGTGGAGGTTGCGCAGCACTGTCGTCAGATCCCGCAGACTGTACACCACGTCCCTAAGCGCCTTGGTGTTGATGCTGTCCATGCGCTTTTCAACGATCTGATCCACGCCCCCCGCGTCCCGGCAGACAGCCGTGTACATGTGCAGCTGATCAGCGTCCGCCATGATGGACGCAAGCTGCCCCGCCAGCGTGTCGGCCACGCTGCGTACAGTGTCCAGCTTGTCGGCCTCATCGTCCACCGCCCTGTCGATCGCCTTCGCCGCCGCCCGCGCCCGGAAGGCCGCCCGAGCGTCCACCCAGCCCTCCTCCGCCGATCTGCGCGCCAGCTCCCGCGCCGACACGCCGAATTTTTCCGCGAGTTCACGCTGTCCCGTCGTGCCCGTGATGTATGCATGCCGCACCCTGTGCCAGGGATCTGCCCTTGCCATGCCATCGCCCCCTTTTTACGCTACCACTATACAGCACCCGCGCCACGCCGCGTCACACCCGCCCCCAGGCCGCTGTCGCCGCCCGCAGTCATCGCCGCCGCCCGCAGGCGCGAAGCCCCCCAGCCGTCGCCCGCGCGCGAGGACGCGCTGAAGCGCGACCACAACAA